TTTGTCTTTGCCCAGAATGCGGAGGTGTCTGTTCGCCAGGTGCAGGCAGCTGTCTATGAATGGCTCCCGCCGGAGCTGCGGAAAACGAGTCGGTCGAAAGGGCATTACGTGAGCTACAAGCGGCAGACGGGCTTTGCCGGAAGCTCAATCATCCTGAACGAGTCTCAAATTGTCTTTAAGCACTACAGTCAGTTCCAGCAGGATCAGAGCATCTTAGAGGGATCGGAATTGGGGAGTTTTGAAGAGAACGATGCGCCAAACTGGGGCGTCTGGCTTGACGAGTATCTGCTGGGTCCGGAGCTGATTGACACGTTGAGGTTTCGTCTGGCTACCCGGAACGCGAAGATGCTTTTGACCTTCACTCCGATCTACGGCTACACGGCGACAGTCCGCGAGTTCCTTCACCAGGCTGAGACTGAAGAGCAAATTAAAGCGGAGCTGCTGAACGGCGAGCGCGTCCCGGTAACCCAGCGCAGCAAGTTGCGCGATGCCTCGGTGATCTACTTCCACTCGCAGAACAATCCGTTTGGAGGTTACGAGCGGATCAAGAGCGACCTGGCTGGTCGGCCAAGAGAGGAGATTCTTACCCGCGCTTACGGTGTGCCGGTCAGGTCATCGACCACCGTGTTCCCGATGTTCAGCCGGGAAAGCAACGTGGTGAAGCATGACGAAATCCCGACCACTGATGTGACTTGCTACCAGCTGATCGATCCCGGCGGCAGCAAGAATTGGTGTTGCCTATGGGTGGCGGTCGATGCGTCCGGGAGCTGGTGGATTTACCGTGAATATCCTGACGACCAGGATTGGGCGGTGTGGAAAGAAGGCTCTTGGAGCCCTGGACCCGGCGCCAGAGGGAGAGGGCTAGGAATCCGGGACTACGTGAAGCTGTTCTACACAATGGAAGGCGGGACCGTGACTGAGCACGATGATGGCCGAATAACCACGGATACGACACTTCATGGCGAAACGATCCAAGAAAGGATCATTGACCCCCGAATGTGCAAGATACAGACGCCCAGCAAGGACGGCGGAAGCGAGTCGATTCTCAGTAATATGGATGATTACGACTTTATCTGCCTCCCGGCGTTGATCCCTGGCGGCGACCGGGGCCATGAGATTGAGCAAGGGCTGCAGGCGATGAACAACCTGATGGCCTACGACCGGAGCAAGCCGGTGGACAGCATTAACCGGCCTAGGTTTTATGTGTCAGAAAAATGTGCAAATCTGATCACTGCGATGGCAGAATACGACCTGGAGGGAGGACTGAAAATGCCTTGGAAAGACTTTATTGATTGCGCTCGCTACGGCGCTGTCACTGGGATTTACCACGGCGAGGAATTCACTGAGGCGCCAGCCCAGGTGCAGCTACCGAGCTACGGCGCTCCGAAGAGAAGTAACGCAGATTGGCGATGAAGATTTTAGACAAGGTTGAGAGCGAGGATGACATGCCGCAGAAGGAAGTTTTAAAGCTGCTGAAGATTTCCGGGGCCAAGATAAAAGGGCTGCGAGAGAGGCACATGACTACGGACGACTGGTACCGGGTGATGTGTCCAGGGCGCCCGAGGGTGATGTATCGCCCGACCGGGATAGCAAAGCTGAAAGTTCACCTTGCCGCTGCAGATATTTTACCGCTGGCAGTTCCCCGGTTCCAGGACGCGGTTTGCCTGCAAATGCCTCAGAATGAAAGGTCAAAACACATATGGGCGCGGGTCAGACAGCTCAGTGGAGAATGGGAGCGCCACCCAATACTGGTTACCCCTAGAATACGTGCGTTCCTCTCCCCCGGCAAACCGTTCAAAGTTCAGCTCGTCGAAACGGAAGACGGGGACAAAAGCTATCGGCACGAAAGCCTTTGCCCTTGAACAGGGCGACAGGTTTCTTGCCTGGGACTATTGCTACCTCAAAATAAAAGGAGCAGTCCTGGGAGTGGTTGAGGAGTCGTCATTGCAGGCGATCAGCGAGAGGACCGGCCATGACGAGCGCTGGGCCTACAAGGTGGTAAACAATTTGCAGCGGCGGCTTAGAAAGGAGCGAGAGGCATGACGCAAGACTTCATGGAAGATGCGATTGAGGCATGCAACCGGGAGAGAGTTCCGTTTGTTTTTGCGATGCGAACCGGCGACGAGGGCGAGTGGATAGTTAACTACAACCTGGCTCACCACAGCTCGGCCACCAGCAACAAGGCGAAAGAAGTTTGCGACTTAATTCAGCTGTCTCTCGCGCATGAGATAGACCCGTGAAGTTGCCCCGATCCGCTGTGGTTGCCGGGGTAACGATTAAGATAGTCCAGAAGGACTTGGACGTAGAAGAGTGCTTCGGCTTCTGGGACTACGACAAGCGGACAATTTTTTTAGGCAAAAGCCTGCGACCTGCAGTGCTTACCGCGACCCTTCGGCATGAGTTGCTGCATGCCAGCCTGGACTTGTCAGGCATAAGTTTTGCCAAGGATTTTCAGCAGTTGGACGAACCAGTAGTGCGAGCGATTGAAACTCATTTTCTTCCAAGTTGGGAGCGGATGAAAAAGCGGCTCGCTAAAATAAACTAATGATTCGTTATGCCCTCAACACCAAAGTTTACCGTGATGCGCCGAGGTAAGGTGCCTCTTATAGATTTTCCCGACCCGATTGGAACAACAGATAGCGTTCGCATCTTCATTGTGTCGGATGCTCATTTTGATAATCCAAAGTGCAATCAACCACTTTTAAAACGGCACCTTGAAGAGTGCGTTGACGGCGGCTGGCCTTGGATTTCAGCTGGAGATTTTTTCTGCGCGATGCAGGGAAATTGGGATGCGAGAAAAAGCAAATCTGACATCCGACCGGAGAACATGGTGCCGGACTACCTCGACTCGCTGGTGACCTGTGGCGCTGACTTCTTGGAGTTTTCGGCACCTAATGCGGCGGTATTCTATGAAGGCAACCATGAAGGAAGCATCAAGCGACACCATGAGACATGCCTGACCACCAGGCTGACTGAGCGGATGCGAGCGAGCAAGAAAGGCTCCCCGGTGATCACCTGCGGGATAGGAGGTTGGATTCTTGTGCGACTGCACGTTACAAAGACGACCACCAAGATTTTCAAGATATGGGTTCACCATGGTACCGGCAGCTCAGGTGGCCCGGTAACCAAGGGTACAATTGCCACAGCGAGGCGCGCAGCAGCATACGATTGCGATGCATTTATCACGGGGCATATCCATGAGCGCTGGGCGTTGACGACGATGCGAGCGCGCTGTGACGAGCGGACTGGCAGGACTTGGACCTCGCCGGTTCTTCATTTGCAATGTCCAACCTACAAAGAGGAGTTCTCCATGCACGACACTACCTGGCATACCTCTATGGAGCGGCCACCAAAACCCGTGGGCGGGACGTTTTTGGAGCTTTCCGTTGCCAGAGAATTTGACGGGGTCCGGCAGGCCAGCAGAAAGGGCAACACGCAGCTTCCGCTCTACTCGGTAGCCGCTAACGTCACTTGGCCGAAGTAGGGACAGCGCAACGTATTCTTCCCCTGTGAGCGAAGCGCAAGTTAATGCGGCAGAGAGCCCGGACATAAAGGAACTCCTCCGCAGCTACGAGGAAACTCAGTCTGAGCTAAACCACTGGCGGGACCAGTGCCAGGTGAGCTATGACGACCGGCGGAACTACTGGCCGGGCAAAACCAACGATCTCCGCAAGTCGGGCAGCGATGCACTTCCTTGGGAGGGAGCCAGCGATTCCGAGGCACTTGTGGTTGGCGAGCGGATCCAGGCTTACGTTGCCATGAGCGCGTTTGCCTTGGCACGGGCCAACATCCGGGCGTATCCGATTGAGGTCAGCGATGTGGCGCATGCCAGGGTGGTCTCTTCGTTTCTAAAGTGGATGCGTGATTATTACATTCCGGATTTCGCCAGGGAAATGGAGCTGGCGGCGAACTACCTCTTTGAAAAGGCGCATGCCATTACCTACGTTGGATGGGAGCAGCGGGATGTTACCCGGCTGCAGATGCTCAACCTGCAGGAAATCGCGGCGACTGTCCCGGAGCTGGCCGAGCTGAT